AACCATTTGTAAATTTAACTACAGGAAATCCATTTGTAGTAAACTCTGTGATTGTTCCTTGACTTCCATTTACCAACGGTGTTGAACTTTCCATATCTATATTCGCAATACACATTACTTGGGTTCCTACTTTTAATATAATTTCCTTTTCGGCCATTATATTATTTATCATTTGCGTGTATTCTAATTCTTTTTGTTCCCCTGTAAGACTCATAGGTGTAGTTGAGTATTTTTTTAAAACTTCTTCTGGCAAGGTTTCAATGCGTTCTAATTGGTATTTTCTTTCTTCACTTGTTAGTTTATTTAATTCTGATATATTAATCACTTCTACGTCTTTCTTACGAGGCAGTAATATAGTTGGTTTAAAAGTTTCAGGCATCGGTTTATTTACCTGCCGATTTAAAATATCAAATGACGATTTACTTAATCTACCTACTCTTATGCGGTTTAATATGTTTGCATATACATCATCTGTTTGTCGAAATATTTTTTTTAATTCTATAACATCATTTATTGTTTTTTTCCATAATGGACTCTCAAAACAAAACGCATTTGCCGATAAATCATCATAGTTATTATTTGAAGAGTTTATTGGGGGCAACTGATAAAAGTCTCCTGAAAATACTACTTGTATTCCACCAAATGGTAAATGTGATTTTTGGTTACGAACACCACGAGCAATACCGTCTAATATTTCAAATATCTTTTGCGACATCATACTTACCTCATCAATTATAAGGACATCTACTTTTTTCCAATTATATGTTTTTTTCTTATTACTAACAATTCTTTTAATTATTAAATCGTATGGTCCGTTTGCTAATCCTATTCCAGCCCACGAATGTATCGTTTTTGCTTGACTGTTTAATAATACCGCGGCACATCCTGTTAGTGCACATACCTGAACATTTTTTCCATTTAATTTACCTGTTTCTACCATTTTTTTTATAAGTGCTGTTTTTCCAGAACCACCTGGCCCTGTTAATAGTATATTATTTCCATTCTCATACGACGTTAATGCTTTTTGTTGTTCTTCTGATAATACTATATTAGTCATCTTACTATTATACTTGAACAAATGTGTTTAAAGTAATATAATATATAGATATAGTTTCAATTTTAATTAATTATATCTATTTGTTTATTTACTCACTTCATCATTAAAGTCATCAATGTCATCAATAATTATTTTATCTTGCTTTATATCTTCATAATTTGGTGGTAAATGTTGTTTGTTTTTACTATTTTGAACTATGTCCTCATAAGTAGGTTGTTTATTAGTATCAATTAATTTTTTATAAGTGTCTTCATCCATAATAATTTGATTTCGTCTATATTCTTCTTCCCTTTTTCTTTTTATACAACTTCGGCATAAAATATACGTTGATCCTGTTAAACATGTTGTGTAAAATATAGGTAATAGATAATCAATCATCTTATAATAATATATCACATATTTTTATATTATTTATATTATTTGTATTATTTGTATTATTTGTATTATTATATAAAATTGATTTTTATATATACATAATTGCTATAAATAACAAAACTATAATAAATGCCTTCTTGCAATTTTTGTCAACGTACTTATCAAAGAAAAATATATTTTGATCGCCATGTTATTGCTTGTGAGTTTTTATCAAAATCTAATAGAGAACGAAACCTAGAATTAGAAGAATTGTCTGATACTCCAAGTGTTCGTGATTTATATAAAATCATAATGGAACTTGCGGCGAAATGTAATAATTTAGAATCTCAAATGAATAATATTATAAAAGCGACTAATATAAAAAAACAAAAATTGAATATTACAGATTGGTTACATCAACATAAGTCATCTGATACAGAACGTATTAGTTTTAATCAATTATTAAAGAATATTAAGATAACTAGGGATGATTTAAATATATTATTTGAAACTGATTATGTGAATGGTGCCGTTAAAGTATTGAATAAATATTTAACTAATAAAGATACTTTTCCTATATGTGCATTTAACAATAAAGATAATAAAATGTATATTTATTGTGAAAATGATAGTGTAAATAATGATAAAACGGACGTTGTTGAATGGCGTATGTGTAATAATGACGATTATAAAAAATTAATGTTTTTAATAGATAAACAATTTTTAAGTGAGTTTGTTAAATGGCAAGATGAAAATAAACATAAAGGTTCAAATGATGATTTTGCATTAATTTATTCAAAAAATATGAAAAAAGTAATGGGAGGTGAACGTGATACATTATATTCACGTATTAAAAAAGAGTTATATAATTTAATAGAGATTGATTTACCTAACATTTTGGAATATGAAATTTCTTATTAAATAACCATTTTACTATGTGTTTTTGCTATTCTATTACAAACGTCGTGATTTATTTTTTTTAACCTTTTTTATATTGGGGTTTTTATTTTTTTGTGTTTTGTGCTTTCGTTTTTTTTTACCTCCACCTGCTGCTGGTGCTGGTGCTGCTGGTGCTGCTGCTGCTGCTGGTGCTGCTGCTGCTGCTGGTGCTGCTGGTGCTGCTGGTGCTGCTGGTGCTGCGGCTGGTGCTGCGGCTGCCCCCTTTAATGCTGCTTTCTCTGCTCCCAATTTATCAGCGTTTCCTCTTAATTGTTCATAAGTTGGTTGTGTGTAAGTAGGTAATTGATTATCAACTAAAAATATACGATTACGTGAATGAAATACATCATCGAATAATGCTTGAGTGCATTGATTCTTTAACGCATCTGATGAAAATATCTCATTAATTGGTTTAGTAATATCAACGGTAATTCCTACTTCACCATCTCCTCCTTTTTTGTTTGATTTACTAGTATTTTTATGTGATTTTTTATTTTTCTCCTTTTTACTACCGCCGTGACTTGTTGCTGCTGATAAGGTTGCTTTTTGAGTTTCAGTCGTCCATTTTGATTGAGCTTTATTATAATAATCGGTTATTGCCGCAGATACATTTGTTAATTTGTTCATAGCAACATTAAACCCATTTACTAAATCAGCATCTCTATATTTATTTTGTAATAATCCAGGTGCTGTTAAATCTATTTTAAAAGGAAAAAAATTAGCAGCATTTGCTTTTGGTATTAATCCACTTCCGTAGAATTTCATTATATCATACATGCTCCACCACTTGTATCTTTGTGCGTGTTCTTCTGTGTTTTTTTCTTTTATCTCATCGAACATTTTTTGTTCTGGTTCAGACAATATCTCTCTTGGAATTAAAAAAGGTGTTCCAAATGATAAAGAAGGCATTATATATTACACCAATAATATTTTATATGTAATATTTACTTTTTAGGGTATCTAAATGTGAATTATGTTTTTATTATGTTTCGTTTTATGTATTGTTATTAAAATCCTTTTTTACAGTTCTTTTTTTAAAGCATTTTATTTTCATTGTTTATTTAGTATAATATTATATATAATCATTACATTATATATAATCATTACATTATATATAATCATTACATTATATATAATCATTACATTATATATAATCATTACATTATATAATGAAACCAAAGGAGTCTCGCGGAAAAGCATATTTTATTGGCGAATATAAACAAATGGTTAATGGCAATATTATTGACGATGTTTCTATAGAATCAACTTACGATGGAAACAAAATGCATATCGATAAACGCGACAATAATGTTGTTTCTCATTTAACTATTAAAAATAAACAATTACATAATTTACTTAATGGTTCTACTAGTCAAGAAAGTTTATTTGAACGTTTAAGTAAAGATTTTAATAATAAACGTATGAGTAATAAGAAGACACAAAAAAAAGGCAAAGGCAAAGGCAAAGGCAAAGGCAATGGCAATGGCAAAGGCAAAGGCAATGGCAATGGCAAAGCAAGCAAACATACGACTAAAAAGAACATTAAACGTAATAATAAACGTATTATTATAAGAGGTAAATAATATGATTTAACATTAATACAAATATGTTAATACAAAATATTTTTAGTATATTTTTATATATAATATGAGTTGGCAGCAAAATAATAATCGTAGTAGAAGTGGGAAAGAAGGTATTGTTTGGATTCCTGGTGGTCCTGCTGCTTGTATCAGAGGTTCTACTGGGCCTAGAGGAACCACTGGTTATACTGGTTACACTGGTTATACTGGGGTGACTGGTTATACTGGATACACTGGATACACTGGTTATACTGGATACACTGGTCCTACTGGTAATGCGGGGAACGGAATTATCGCAAAAGGAAATGTTGCTTCATTTGCTGCGTTACCTGCAGTGGCTTCAATAGGTGATGCTTATTTTGTTAATACATATAATGTATATGATTCTGACTTATATATTTGGGATGGTTCAACTTGGCAAGCTAGTGGAAATCTAAAAGGACCTACTGGTCCTGCAAGTGGTCCTAGAGGACCTACTGGATTTACTGGTTATACTGGTTATACTGGACCTGCTGGTGGTGATGGAGATGTCACTGTTACTGTCTCTGTTATTTCAGGTATGACTGGTTATACTGGTTATACTGGATACACTGGTTATACTGGTTATACTGGATACACTGGTTATACTGGATACACTGGATACACTGGTTATACTGGATACACTGGATACACTGGATACACTGGTTATACTGGATACACTGGTTACACTGGTTATACTGGTTACACTGGTTACACTGGTTACACTGGTTATACTGGGGTGACTGGATCTAGAGGTCCTACTGGATTTGGAACTACCGTGCCTGCTGGCGTTATAGGAGTTTGGCAAGGAACAATTTCTACTATTCCAGATGGATGGATATTATGTGATGGTTCAGGCAATACACCTGATTTACGTGCTAGGTTTGTTATTGGAGAAGACGAAACAAATGATAGATACAATCATGGACAAACTGGAACAATTTATGGCGCAACTGGTCCTACTGGAATGATTCAATTAGCAAATGGCGACGGATTTGCTACATATAATTCTAATTTACAATTTGATATATCTGAAAATATTCTAGGAATTACAGGACAAGTTAGAACCGAACGAGTTATTTTTGATAATAGTAATGTTCGACTTGGTATTGATGCTGGTTTGACCGACCAAAGTGGGAATGCTATTGCTATTGGTTATCAGTCTG